GCTGTGGCATAAGCATATGCCTTTACCAGGGACTTCTGCTGGTCATTGAGAATTCCTTCGTATTTCTCATTTAGCTTCTTCGACATGATTTTCATCAAAAGCCTAGCAGTACCCGCAGTGTCATCGGAGACTGTTGTGTCTTCGTTCTGTACCTTCTCTGTAATGAGATGACTCATCAGAGTATCTTCGAATTGACCTATCTTGTAGATGTCCTTGTCGTTGCTGCGCCACTCATTGACTAGAGTCTGTATGGTGGCATAGGTCCTGTACTCATTGATGTGTTGATCGTAGAAGTTCTCGTCATTCAAGATGTGGTTAATGCTTCTAATCAACAGCGACTTTTCTCTGTCGAGACGCTGTGTGTCGAATGACTCCACAGCACGACGGGCTTCTTTTATTATGGAAGATGCAACGTGGTCGGAAGAGACAGTCGACTTCGCAAGAGCATTCATGAGCCTGAACTCTCGATACAATTCTGTCCCAGGCTTGAAATGACGCCTGAGTATCTTGAGAGCAGCTGCTGACTTCTTCTTATCGTCTTCGATAAGTGACTTTGAAATTGTCCTAACGAGAAACTCGTAGATCAAAAGACTGTTTCTCTTCTTGTTGTGGCTCTTTGATGTCATCTTTCATTGCTCCCGTCGTCGTCTACTATGAGGACTTCTCTATATTCATTCGAGTCTGCTTCTTGAATGTCTTCGACAGTCTCTGATAAGACCTGCCTGGTCTGTGGACTTCTCTGACTCACTGTCTGAAATTTAGAAGAAGCTGTCATGCTTCTCAAGGACGATATCACGTCACTGCTAATTGCTGTCTTGTAGCGAGGTCTATCCACTGATTCTCCGAACGGATTGCGGACATATGACTTCATCCAGTCGCTGTCGTATGGATCTGACATTGACTTGTTCTTGCTCTTGACCATCTTTCCGAAATCAGGCATATGAGTCTTAGCAGCTCCATTGTGACGTATTCTTGATCTATTGTAAAGTGCTCTGTCCAGTTGTCTCTGTGCTTTGACGGGCACTTCGACGTCAGAGATGGACATCTTGACAGGCATATCATCGTCATCATCAGGGTCATCGCCTGCAGTCAGTAGACCGAGTTCAGGTTCCTTCTCAGAAACGTCGTCACCTGCAAAGAGGTCTTCTTCTCCCTCTTCGCCGCCGCCTTCTTCCTCTCCTCCGGATTCGGCCTCTCCGCCTTCTTCTTCGCCGCCAAAGAGGTCCTCGCCTCCGGTGTCATCTTCGCTGTCTTCTTCTTCAGGTTTTGCGGCCTCGATAGTCTGGTCGACTATCTTCTCTTTGAGACGTTGTTCATCGATTGTCTTGCACTGGTCTTCATTAAGACCCCAGATTTCCTTACGTATGAACTCCTTTGACATCTGTCCTTCAGGGGCAGATCCTGCTATCTCAAACTTTGCTCTCCATAGCTCAAGCTTCTGTTGTTGAGCGACCGTCGATGGATTCGAAAGTCTCAGCGTGAAATTCTGAAGATCCTCTGAGTCGAAACCATTCGTGTAAAGATGAATGATTGCAAGTTTATTCAACTCAGAAATCATTGTCTTCTGTATGACATTGATTGTTCTAGAAAATCTTATGTCTTCTTGTGCCAACGTCGCTTTTGAAGACAGGGCCTCATCGTATCCAAGATAAGCACGAGGTATTTTAAGCGCAGCAAAGAGCTTCTTCTGGATGTAAGCGACATCTTCTACAGCTGCAGCATTCTGTCCTCCCGCTAACGTGTCGATCTTTGTTCCACTCTCACCGCCGCGGACGGGTATGAAGTAGTCTTCGTCGACGGAGAGCGGATTATACCGTAGATCGACTCGGCCTGTGGTTCGGTCAATGACCTGTGAAGATCTAAGATTCTTCCGCTGTTCCTCTACGTACATAGGTACGTTTTCAGCAGGAATGTTTGCAACGTCAATGTAGAACACCCTTCGTTCAGGAGCACGGACGACACGGTAGACCAACATGGCATCCTCAATGAGGATCAACTGTCGCCATATTCGACGTGCAGGCTCTATGACAGACGAGCCATAAGGCAGAAACATGTCGTTGCCCAAGAGGCGGAAATGTGTGACCTCCCAGTTCTCCAGTGTCCTATTGCCGAGAGTGACCCATCGATAACGAACTGCCATTGGGTCGTTTGGATCGTAGTTCTCTTCCCTCTCTATCTCGTTGACAGGTATAGGAAAAGCATTGATCACACCATGCTCAGGTGACACGTCGTTGTAGAGAAACATGTCACCGTACTTGACGAGGTTGCGTGTCCAAGCACGCATGTTGAATTCAACATTGAGCGTATTGTAGAAGAGTTCCTCTAAAATCTCCCTGATCTTCTCATTGTCGGAGTAGATGTGGAGGACTCGGCCCTTATCGTCTTGTGCACAGGTCTCGTCGGCATAGATGTCCAAAGCTGCTGCGAGCTCAGGAGTATATTCCATCTCTTGAAAATCTTGGTACCTCATCAGACGTTCTGAGAGGTTGTATGCATTAGCCGTAATAGTCGCATAAGTCGGAGCCATCGACTTCTGAAACAATAGCGCTCCGCTGCTTTTTGACTTATCAGCTACAGCGATTGTGGTGTCGAGGTTGCGGATCTTGCGCTTGACTACAGGCCCGCTTCTAAAAAGCTTGGTGAGTCTTTGAAATAGTGACTTGTTATCTTTTTCTTTCGCCATTTGTCTTGCCGGTCCATTAGGGACGCGACCCTTTGACAGCTAATCTACACTACATTCGTCTTCTGTGGCTTCAAAGTCACTTTCTTTTCGACAGGAACTGAAGTATTGTCGACGTACATCATGGGAGAGTCAACAATTCTCTTGAGAAACTTCTCAACTTCATCGAGACTCGTACCTAGCTCAGAATTGACCTTCTCTGTCGAAGTACTCTTGAAAGCTTCGACGGCCTTCAGAAGCTTATTAGCTGAAGACATTAGCTTGGTGCCGGAGTCGCGGTCGGCGTCTTCTGAAAGTGTTTCAATTTCTTCTCTTATGATCTGCTTAAGTCTTTTGAGTCCTATGCTCGGCATATTCTTCCTCGAATTGTCTGGGTATATGTATCAAGTCACTTAAAGAGCCAAGAAAAATCTGTCGCTGATGTATGTCTTACGTTTTCTGGGTTTCTTGGTTTGTGAACGTTGTATGGCGTAAATCCTTGTATGTGTGGATTCGGCACTGGTTTTACGTCATTTATCCCGCCCGGGAGAGTATCCATGCCTCGATTGCCGACTGAAGTGGCCTTGAGCATCGCCATAGCCATTGAAAGACCTTGCTCGCTATGGCTTCCGTCTCCCACAACTAGCCAAGATCCTATTGCGATGCTCATTATGAGGTCATCGTGTGCATCTTTTGCGGCTTGTGCCTTGGCACCGTTCCAAACAAATGCCTGTAGCTGATCATAGAGGCGCTGAGAATATGTCTTCAGCTTCCCATTCCGGATAGACTCTTCCAATTTGGTCAGAATCTGTGTTCTAGTCTTCGTCTGAGTAGAAAATCCCGGTATCGTTTCGGGGTCAGTCGGCCTATACTCAAACATATCTCCAGTAGAGTTATGATAGTAGAGTCTAGGATAACCTGCGTCTCTAAGCTTTACGCAAGTAAAATAACCAAAAGTGTTCTGTTCTGGACATATTAGGGCTTCATTGTAAGACTTACCGTACTCAAAAAGAAGGTCCGCCAAACGATCTGGTGGTATCTTTCCCATGAACTCTGCACACACCTCACACGTCTCGAAATCCAGCACGTGAAAGGTAGAATAGTCGCTCGAGTCACCTCGAGCGACGTCGGAAGAAATGATGTATCTCTTTTCTGCTTCAGGACGCTTCCAAATCCATACTCCGTTTTGCGGTCCTTCCTTTATCATGGGAGGAGAAATATTCTGTCGTAGTTTCTCAAACTCCGTAGGTTGTAGGAAGGTGTCTCCAGACGATATAAAGTCGCACAAGAACTCCTGAGCAACCTTACGCTTCGGTAGGTTCTTTGTCTCTTTGTCGAACCACGTCTGATCGTGTTCTGGATGGACTTGCCATGGAAGTCTGATGGGATTGAAGTCGTTTGCTCCGGACTCAGCTTCTGTCCATAGTTTGTAGTACTGACCGCCAACACCGTTCGGAGTGGACAAAATAATCGCAGAACCACCTGTCGACAACGTCGGATACAAGGAAGTCCAGATCTCATCGAAGTCTCTAATGAATGCAGCTTCGTCTACAATGAGAAGAGCAAGAGCTTCAGAACGACCTGCATCGGGCGACGTTGGCACTGCTGTAATTGTCGATCCATTCGTGAATCTTATAGACTGTTTAGTAGGCTCAAACTTGCAAAGAAGGAGCCATGCCGGTAAGTTGTCCAGCATAGTCTTTACCTTCTTAATGAAGTTGATTGCAGTGTTCAACTTCGTAGCGATAACAAGGATGTTCTTGTCCTTCTTGAAGATGGCGTACCAAACGACATAGGCAGCTGAGACCGTTGAAAGTCCTAGCTGCCTAGATTTGAGGACAATATTGAAACGGTGTTCTTGAAACTGACTGACGCACTCGTCTTGGAATTTATATGTCTCAAAAGGAATAAGACCCCGCAACTGGTGCTGGATCTTGCAATACTTCTTCATGAAGTATGAGGGATCTTTGCCACACTTGAGTATCTCGGCCACTACGGCCTGTCGAGACATAGGAGCTGTTGTCGTCATGCTAGTTCAAATACCGTTTTTCGCCTATAATATGCTGTTCTCTTAGGATTGTGAACATTGAAGCCAATGATTTCCAGTGAGTCAGTTGAACTGACTTCCTTGAAAGCAATAGACTCGCCAGACAATTCCTTGTAACTATCTTTGACTGCTTTGACGTGGGCATCGATTACGTCGACCGACTCTTCTGCGCACTGCTTCTTCATCATGGCCATTTCCTTCTCGGAAACGAAGTTAGTGATGACCTGATAAGAAGCAAGTATTCTGTCACCTCCAAGAAGACTAAACTTTACTGAATATGATGCCGTCTTAGGCGTGGAGGAGCGGCCCCAAGTCGTATCAATTGATTGCCCGAGTGCCGCTATATTTATCGATTTCATTAAACTCTCCTTGACGCTCTAAATATCTTCCTTGCGCATCGATATCGCCAAATCTTCTTTGGTGTCTTTTACTTTAGTCGCTAGTGCCTCTTTTGATGGACGCCAACCAGACTTCCATCTCTCGATGTCTCGATATACCCAGGAATTTGCGCACTCATCACAACACTGAAAATTCTTGTATGTCTCTTCATCGTAGATGGTTCTCATGATGTTGTCACAGACAGGACAGAAGATAGGCTGCGAAGTTACATTTGAGTGAGCAGGTTTTATCACATAAAAACCTGACGGGTGCTGTGTGATAAGTCTGTCGTGAACGTAAGGCTTCCATGTCATGTCCATTCTATCTTTGCATCCTTTTCATTCTTTGTGATCTCAAGCACGTGATCGGCGGAATCCTTTATCCCGTCGACATGTGTAATGACAATGACAGTCTTGAAATACCTCTTCATGCTCACGAGGAGTCTGTTACATGCCTCAACACCAGCACTGTCTAGAGTTCCAAATCCTTCATCAACTATGAAGAAGTCTGGTCTTGGAAGAGACGACACATTGAGCAACGCCACTCTTAATGCTATAGCTGCGATGGTCTTTTCCATACCACTGCAGAGTTCGATAATTCGCTTTGAATCTCCGTAGTTGATGTAGATCTCAAGTGAGTCAGTATCCTCATCGGACTCAAGTTCAATTGTAAAGTCAACGATTCCTTGTAGAATCTTTGAAATCTCCATATTGATGAGTGGCAACTGAGACTTAGTGACAAGCAAGGGAATGCCCTTCTTTGAGAAGGCATTAGCAATTGTTTCGTATATCTTTACGTTCACAAGAAGCTCGTCTCTTGACTTCTTTTCACGATCGAGCTGCTCGATGGTGGAGAGAAGCTTGCCGTGTTGCGATGCAAGATTCATCTTGTCGTCGTCGTACTTCTTAATTTGATCAGACAAATCTTTCAATTTAGACCTTATTGTAATGACCTCTACATTTTCTTCATTATTCAAAGCTTCTTCTAGATGACTTAGTTTCTTTGCGGCATCATCGGCAGCAGTCTTACGAGGTCCACACAAAGATCGAGTCTTTTCTAACTCAGTCTCTTTCCTTGAAATTTCAAGGCTCAGCTTGGAACAGAGTGAAACGGCTTTGTCATACTTCGACAACTTCTCTTCTGTCGAGTCGTCCTTCAGTAATTCAAGTGCTTCTTTTGCTTCTGCAAGAACTCTCTTCGCAGTGTTAGTTTTGTCCAACTGTTCTGGTAGGTCCTGCTTGTTAGTGTGAGCATTCTTTATGAACTTGCATGTCGGAAAACTGTCCCCGCACGGAACTTCCTCCAGAATCTTCAATGACTTATTGAGATTTTCTAGTCGTGTTCCTTCTTTCTCATAAGAATGACGTAGTTCGGTAATACTACTTTCAAGTTGTCTCTTCGCTTCCAGCTTCTTTCGCAAAGATGCAACATCAATAAAGTCAACTATTTTCTGTACTGCGACAAGCTTTTCCTGTAAGTCTGCAACCTCTTTTTCAAGAGACTCAATGTTTTCAGCACACTCTTCAGACTTAGCTTTCAGAGACTCGACTCTTTCACGCTGAGCGTCCACATCTGCCTGCGAGATTGGACTGGCGTTGTGCTTTGAAAGCTCTTGACGAAGACTGTCCAATTCTGACCTGCTTTCGCCTATGACATTATTGAGCGATGTCATGCTTTCTTTGTAGCTTTTCAGAAGATCTGCATTCGAGGCCTGCGTAGCTTCCCAGTCTCTGTCAGGGAAATTTTTCAGTTGAGACTTGATAGACGTTACATCCTTCGAAGCTAACTCGTGCAGCTTATCGAAGATGTCGAGGTCGAGGAACCTAGTCAGAATTGCACGGCGCTTCGTGGATCCTTGAGTCATGAAGTAGTTGGACTCGCCCTGAGCCGAGAGGGACGTCATTAAAAAGTCGTCTGCTGAGCCTAGAAGAGATCTAACAGTCTTTTCCGTATCGTTTCTCTGCTCACCGCAGAGGTCTTCCATTTCTCCATCTTCTCGCATCTTGAATAAGTTCAAAGCTGTAGAAGCAGAGACTACACCTTTCTTATTCGTATTCTTTGTGGTCTGCCTTTCAACTACATAGGAAGTACCGTTGTGGTCGAAAACAGCTCGAGAAGAGCAATAATCTTTCCTGACGTTACAAACACTTATGTTCTTCATAGAACCACGGTCTGTCGTGTTGAACAGTGTATACATCAATGTCCCAACGATCGACGACTTTCCCACCCTGTTGGGACCAAATATTCCTACAATTCCACGCAAATTATCGAATTCGATTACGTTACCTTCACCGTAGGAAAAAAGGTTGTCCCATTGCATCTGTCGAAGCGTCCATTTAGAACCGCGGGCAATGTCTTCGACAGTACTTACAGCAGACAGATAGTTCTTCATCAAGTCCGTTGTCTTGTCGAAATTCTTATCGATAAAATCATTTTCCTTATAGAAGTCTTTGAGAAGCTTCGTCATGACATCGATAGAACGCAGGTCCTTCTTGACAAGAGAAGTCGTACCTGCCTTGACGGTCTGCTTGTCGATCTGATAATCTGACTTGTAAGTGACCTCAGTGGCAAGCATTGAGGTTTTCAGAGTCTCAGAAAGGACATGGACTTCGTCCTGAGTCAACTGTACATTGGCTCTAATTCTGAATCTGCTGCTCTTTGGAAACTTTTTAGCTGCTACGA